GAATAGCACATCCCGTTTCCGACCTCTGACTTTCTGTGGTTGGTCGAGTGCTATAAACTCAACAAGGTTACCATTGAGTCGGTATTCTGAGTTAGAACGATTGTGGTTTTTGTCTTGGTATAAATTGAGGTTGCCAAGTATGTCAAGAAAGTCCCTCATAACCGTTGCTCTAACGGCAGGGAATGTTTTACGGCAGATAGTTATAATCTTACCCTTGTTCTTGGCACAATAAGATAGGATTAACCATAGGAGTATATTGTAGGTCTTACCCGAACGGGTACCTCCTTGTTCAACGATTATCTTTCCTTGCCTTGTTTCAAGGTGTCGGTATATCTTGTTCGTCCTTACTTCCATCGACTATCTTGACTTGAAAATTCAAATCCTCGCCATCCTTACCCACCATCTCTTGGCGTAGGGAGAACTCATCTTTGAACTTCCTTTCAAGAATCCAAGCCGATGCTTTCCAATCTTGTTGGGACGCACTTGCTACGTTTCTTAGATGAGTCAGTTTAAAGGCGACTTGTGCCTTCTCAAATTCATGAGCGAACTCCTCATCTTTTTCAATGTGGTTGTAAAGGGTTTGGCGACTGATTCCTGCAACGGCACAAGCATCCTTGACTGTGAGTCCCGTACCTATTGCTTGAAGTACCTTCTGCATGAAATCCTTACTATACGCCATCATCTTGAGTATCTAATGCTTCAGCCATAGCGAACTCAAACGCTCGTGAGGCACTTTCATAACCAATCTTTAGTGTTACTTTATCCTTCCAAGTTTGCCACATCTCGAATACCATAGGTGGTACCTCTAACGTGAGTGTGACGTTATCTTCTTTCTGTTCCATTTCCTCACCGAGTCCTGCGGAATCTGAATCAGCCTCGAAATCGTAGTTTACCAAGTCGAGCATATTGTCTAATTCCTTACCCGAGTACGGCATGGTTTGTAGTAAATCTTCTCGGTCAAAAGAATTTGCAATCTCTCCCATTATCTCACTCAATGCCATCACATCAGTCGAGAATTTAGTTTCGTTCGTTTCAATCGCAATTCTTTGTGCTTGTGCTAAGGATATCTTGCCTAGGTCGTACACGATTGCTTTTTCCCATCCAAGGGTCTTCAAAGCATCGTATCTGTGGTTACCATTTACCACTTCGTAGAAACCCGTATCTAGTTCCCTCACTAGGAGGTTTTCAATTTGTCCGTTCCGCTTGATATTCGATACTAACTTCTCAGATAGTTCAGCGTGTTCATTCTTATAGTTCCAATCCGCTTTGACCATCTTATCTAAAGCGATTTCTTTGAAATTTACCATTGGTTTATCTTTCTTCTGTGCCATAATTTTCTAACGTTTGCTTCCATTTCTAACATCTTGTAGATATTCTGAGCGACCACCTCATTATTGTACCCTTTTTCACGTTTCAACATCTTATAGAATCCACCTATTTGGTCACGGTAGTTTACCTTTTCGACATGAGTACGGTTACCCGTAGGATTCAATACTTGACCATAGGCGGTTGCCTTCAATGGTGACGTACTATCGACTGAGTAAAAAGGAACCTTTGTCCATAACTGCCAACGACCACATCCGAATCCGTGAACCTTCACTTTCTTCTTGTATGCGTAACCCACCAAGTAGTTTAATTGCTGAGTGGTCAATCCGTCTAATGCTGATAGTCCGAGATAGTCGTATTCATCGCAGTATTTTTGCCATTCTTTAATACCACGATTTTTGTGCCATACTCGCATAACTTTAATTCCTAATCTTTCTAGGTCACGGGTTGAGTCATCGACTTGTTGAATCGTTATGTCTGTGTCTTGGTCGACATCTAATTCTACCCATATTATCTTGTCTTTATGCTTGTAGTCAGCAATGAAGTTCTTGTACCGATTGTGGTAACCATCGAAGTCGGGTACTGTACCATCCTCCTGCAATGTGTGGGCACCCGAGTCGCAGATTACATTCTCCTTACCCGTTAAGTAGTCCAACCCATCGGGATAGTAAAAGGACGGCATAATTGAATGCACAATACCATCCTTGACCATCTGCTCAATCACCGTATGGGCTGAACCACTAAAGAAATGGGTAAAGGGTTTTATCATACTTTTACTAGGTTGCTAATACCCCCTCTGCCTTTCCAATCAACCTCGACGTAGATTTCCTGCAACGGTAATCCACAAACCTTATGAATCATCCACTTAACTCCGAAGGTGATTTCTTCTTGGTAAAGGTCAATAGTGCGGAACTTGTTTAGCCAATCTCTTAGTGCCTTTTGTTCAACGGCAACCCCTAATGGTGGGATAGGATATGAGATGGTCAATGTCGCATAGTCGGGATGTCCCGTCCATGGGCAGTAAGATGAGAACTCTGAGGTAGTCATCGTTGTGTGGAATGTACCTGCCGTCTCGTTCTTAATTACGGGTAGGTCATTAAAAGGATTCTGTTCTTCTAAATCCTCCATAGAAAAGCGGAATACATCGTACTTCTTTTCTTCGTTGTTTTTTACTTCTAGTGCCATAGTTATAGTTCAGTTACGGGGAATAATCCATCCCCTAGTTTTTCTTGTTTGAAATTTCGATAGTCGTATAGTAACTCCTCACCTGCTTCAATGTCGCAAGTGGCGAAGACATGGTACTCCTCTTGGGTAGGATTCATTACCAATCCCAAATTAGGCTTCTCGGAGTGATTCCAAAACTTGCCGTTATCCCCACACAAGACGAAGTACCCGTCTTCATATTCAGCAAAGAATAGTAAGTAATCTTGATAAAACTTGGGTGCTTTATCAAACCATTCTTTTGGTATTACGCTATCAATCATTGGATGGTATGTCCATACCTTGTCCCCTTTCTTGATTTTATCTAAAGCGAAGCATCCCATTCCGTGGAGTTCGCTAGGTTTTATTTCTGTCCTTACGGTCATCATGATACTAAGTATTGAGTTGGGTCGTTACCTTCTAATGCTTCCTTTCGTTCAACGCAAGTACCACACTCCCCACAATGTGTAGTGCCGCCTTCATAACACGACCAAGTCATCTTGTAGTCTATTCCTATCTTGTGACCACGTTGTGCTATCTGACGTTTGGTTAACTTCGTATAAGGGGCATAGATTTCTGTCTGATTCCACGTTCCTTCCTTAACTGACGTTTTAAACGCATCTAAGAACGTTTCTCTGCAATCGGGATAAATGGCATGGTCGCCAAAGTGATTTGCAAGCAGAACACGTTTCTGTGCGTTAGATTCGCATATACCCGATGCTATTGCCATCATGATTCCGTTTCTAAAGGGTACAACCGTTTTCTTCATGGATTCGTCTTCATAGTGACCCTTAGGTATATCTCCACCATCCATTAGAAGGTGTGACTTGAAGTTAGAAAACACATCCCGTAGGTCTATGACTTTAAATGGGATTCCGAGTTGCTCACAATTCCAATAGGCGTATTTAAATTCTGCATGGTTGTGCTTACTCCCATAATTGAAATTAATGGCGAGTGATATTCTGTCTTTTTGTTCGTACAATAGCGTGGTTGAATCCATACCACCCGAGTACACTAAAATGCTATCTTTCATCAGATTAGTTTTAATAGTTCGTTTCTAGCGTTTATATCGTCCTCAAAGACACCATACATCTTGGAGGTTGTAGTAAAGGTATCATGTTTCTTTACTCCCCTCATCTCCATGCAAAGGTGCTTGGCTTTAAGTATGACCGCTACGCCTTTGGGTTCTAATTGCTCAACCAAGTAATCACATACTTGCTGAGTTATTCTTTCTTGGTTTTGAAGTTTACGACTGAATAGGTCTAATGTTCTAGCAAGTTTGCTTAACCCAACTATCTTACCATCGGGAATGTATGCAATCACCCCCTCCCCAAAGAAGGGTGCTATATGGTGTTCACACAACGAATAGAATGGGATATTAGATTGCACTATCATTTGGTCGTAACCTTCGCTATCAAAGGTGGTAAAGTTCCAATCGGGGACTTGCATGAATTCCCGTAGAAACTTGACGTATCTGCGAGGCGTTTCCTTCAATCCCTCCCTTTGTGTATCTTCACCGAGAAACTGCAAGAGACGTTGAATATGCGATTCCGCATCTAAAGTACCTTCAACCTCCCATGGAAACTGATACCATATTTCTGAGTCAGATTTGTGATACATGGCATACCATGGTTTGGCTCCATACTTCGATTGATAAACGTTCCTAGTGGTACCGCTATCAACTAAGTCATCTAAAAAGCAATCTGCTTCTTCGGGAGTCTTTGCTATCCACGCTTCGGGTAGGAGTTGTGCCATGATTTCTCCCCCACGAGGAATCCCGTAATACTTGGCAGGTTTTAACGTCGAAATATA